ACTTAAACAAGGCTATGCGATACACTTTGCCCTCGGTAAAGGTTGGAGCAGAGCCGCTTAACCAAGTGATGCCTGTAAACCACGTTATAGCGGCGGCGTTGGTGTAGGTCAATTCTATAAATAATTCGGCGTCTGTAGGCGCATTGGAAACGGCGATTGACTTCGGGTCAGTATCCCCTGTTTCGATTTTTACATTTTTGACAGGTCGATTTGCGAAGTCGATTGTGTAAACGTCCCCTACTGCGGCGATGGTTGAATAGGACGTCATTTCATCCAATGTTGCGCCTATCTCCTGCGTGACAGACTCCGCTGTTTTGCTCTCGCCGGTAAAATAACTGCCAGCGTCGGCCATCGTGATTATGCTCCCGGCGTGGCTGGCAGGATGCGTGTAATTATTGGCATTGTCATCAATGCCGGCAAGTTTCTCCTTCTCCAGAGTTGTATAGTCCTCTGCGGATAGTGCTTTACCATCTTCCTTGTCTACTTTGGTTTCAAGATCATCATAGACCTCTGTAAAATTTTCGTTAATTTTTGTTCTTACGGTTCCGTGGGTTTCTCCTGTGCTGTTGATTGTTTTTTTTGCCATTATGCTTTTACCCCCTGTCTGACTCTTATAATATCTGTCATCTGCTGTCCAAGCACCTTCGCCAGTGTGTGGCCGTCAAGCTGCAGGTATATGTTTGCTGTGCGGTAACCGCCGCCGGATATATTGTCGAGCGGTACCAACGCCTCGGGGCCGGACTCACCTATCAGGTGATTGCCCCACAGTGTGGGCTTTGTGAATATGCCGCCTTGTGCGTGCTTTTCAATCTCCGCACCGGAGAAGTCAACCTCGCCGATGGTCTTTATATTCACAGCCGGAATTTTGTTGAGCCATTCGATAGCTTTGTTGACGATTCGGATAATGCCGTTTAAAGCGTTTTCAGCAATGCCAACTATTCCGTTCCATATCGTTGCGAAGTAATTTTTTATGCCATCCCATACGCCCTGCCAGTCTCCACGGAAGGCTGCGGCGAATATGTCAAATATGGAAGCGATTGCTTCAAAAATTGTCTGGAAAACAATCTTTATTGCATTAAACGTCGTTTCAAAATAAATTTTCACATAGTCCCATATTATCTGAAAAGCCACTTTAATCGCAGGACCCCACTTATCCCAAAAGGCCTTTATGGAGTTGAACACTGCCTCAAAAATCGATTTGAACATTTCGATTGCAGCAGCGCCAGCTTTTGTCATACTTTCCCATATGGCGATAAAGTAGGGTTTCAGCCAATCGAACACGGCCATTGCGATTTCCTTTATTTTGTTCCATGCTGTAGTTACGGCAACGCGGAAGCCTTCATTATTTTCCCATAGGTACTTTATGCCGAGCACTAACGCCGCCAATGCTGCAATAACGATCATAACAATTCCCGCAGGGCCCGCTAGAGCACCCAGTGCGGCAATGAGTCCGCCGCCGCCTTTTATTACTCCTATGGCCTTGCTTACGCCGCCAATCACGCCTCCGATGCCGGTCGTCAGCTTACCGATAACCGTCAGTGTCGGTCCGATTGCTGCAGCGAGTCCTAATATTGTTACAATTGTTTTTTGAGTTCCTTCGTCGAGACCTGCAAATCTTTGTATAGCCTCATTTATTTTTGCTAAAAAAGGAGTTATTACCGGGAGTAGAATTTCGCCGAAAGATATGGCAAGGTTTTTTAGTTCTGTGGTTAAGGCTCTTAAGCTGCCAGAGGCTCCGCTTGCTTCGCGTTCCGCTTGCCCTTGGGCGTCTGCGGTCTGCTCCATTATTAGCGCCAGTGTTGCGGCTTGCTTCGATGCCAGGTCAAGCGCCGCGCCTTCTTCGATTAGCCCCATTTCAAAGGCTTTAGCCTTTATGGTAGCATCGTTTACGCCCATTCCGTAGTTATCAAGCATGGCATTGTTGCCCTTTAGCGCGCCTGTTAGTGCTTGTACAGCACTCGCGGTTGTACCGCCGAACATTGCCGTTAGGTCACCCGCCAGTTTTACAAGCATTTGCGATTGTTTTGCAGCCTCTTTTTCGGTCAAACCTCCAATGTTTTGCAACATCGCGCCCATAGTGTTAGCGTAACTTAATGCTTCACCTTCTGCTATGCCATAATAACTTTTTAAGTTCCTCGCCCAAGTCTTAACTTCACCGGATGCACCTTTAAATATCTGATCGGCGGCTCCCACTGCATCCTCCACATCCGCCGCAAATTTAAAGGCTGCTGCGCCAGCTCCGACGATAGGCATGGTTAAACCCAACGTTAAAGACTTTCCCGCCGCAGTGATTTCTTTCCCCGCGGATTTCAGATTTTTAGACATGGTCTTGAGGGACTTGTCAAATTCAGATAAATCTGCACCTACACGTACAACAAGGCTTCTTATTACACTGCTCATTAACGCATCCCTCCCATCTCGTCTAAAACTTTATTCATTGCATCTGCCATAATGCCGATGACTTCTTCTTTGCTCTCGTCCGCTGCAGGCCGTAGAAAAGGTCTCTCTTTTACAGTGCCAACCTTTTTACCATTAACAACCAATCTATGCCCCAGCTCAAGAGGTACGCCGTGAGCACCACCCTTGCCAAACGTAACGCTGGCAAATATTTTATAAGCTTTTTTGTTCTTTTGCTTCCCAGGATTTTTTACTGTCAACGATAGTCCTAATGCCCCGGTAACATCGTGGATTTTGGAAGTAGCTCTCGCGCAGACCAACTTCGCCGCCCGTACAGACGGCTCGGAAAGTTTATAAATCGCATCTTCACCAAGCTTTGCAAATGCTTCGCAGAGTTCATCGAGCCCTTCGATTTTTACATTGCTATAACTACTGCCTTTAAATTTTCCCTTGCTTGTCGCTGTTACGCTTGCAATCTCCTGTCCCTTCATTTTTCCACCACCGTCCCCCCGAATGCGGCATTAAGCATTTTGCACATAGCCATCATTTCCTCGTCGGTCTGCTCGTGACCTCCTGTTTGGCTACTCCGCAATAATTTCTCTCTATAATCGTAGTACGAAATATAATTTTTCTCAGTCATATACGGGAACACAGACAGCCACATCTGCCATACTTTTTCATCCCATTCCCCGTCAATAGCTTTTTTTATAAGCATAATTCCAATATCAACAGGAGCCTTTGCAACATAGTCCATGTTTCCGTATCTTTTTAAAAGTAGGTCAACTACGCTTGCTTCGTCAATTGACCTACTTGCTTGAAAAAATCGCCGATTCCATCAAGCTTTTTAAGTTCCTTAATTTTTTCAATGGATTCCGTTAATGGCAATTTCCCAAACTCTTCACCTGTCATTCCGAAGAGGTCGCCAATAAAATCATTGATTTCTGCTTGTGCTAAATAAGCATTTTCGACAAGCACCTGAATTAGTCTTAAACCAAATTTTTCATCTGAATTGTCATCGTTTGTGCCAGCTTTTTCGTCAGGTTCTTCTTTTAGCAGCTCATCTATTTTTATTCCAAGCTTTTTGAAGATCCTGCTCATTTTAAATACATCGTTAGTAATTAATTGCCTCATGGTCTTTAATCCTCCCCTTAATTTTAAATAGGGAGGGCCGGTTTCCCGGCCCTCTGTTGCTTTGTTAAACTAAGCCGCCAGTATCACACAATGGAACGTGTATACTTTCGGTGCTTTGCCAGTCGCGCTGATCGTTACGACGATATCCGTCATCTCGTCTGCGTCAAGCGGTATTGCCGAGGATGCTTCGCCGGTTTTAACCACCTGCGACGCTCCGTTGGCAGTGATGGTAATTACCTCGCCGGCCGTGCTGTCTGTAGGCGTTACAACCGTTGATGTCTGCGCGTTGGTGATTGTGATAACGTAGTCAAATGTCGCAATGTCAAACGTCGGCAGGAATGTCACGTCGTTGCTGAATTCGCAGGCGCTCATGCCAGTTACAGTTGATACCGCAAACGTCGGCTTGCCGGTGACTTTGATGGATGCGGTAAACGGTATTGCGTCGTCAACCGGAGCATCACCGATTTTAAGTTTTGTGATGTACCCAGTAAATGTCCAGGTCGCGCCCGTTGCTGTCGGGAATGTGATAACTGCTGTTTTTGATTCCCGTGCATTCATATCGGTCAGCATAGCGTGCTGCCCAGTGGTATCGGTGTAATCAAACAGACCTTCAAGCGATATTTCGCCGGCGTCTATCAGACCGGGAATAAATTCTTTATATGAGTCGGCTGAGTCGTGCGTCGTGACATCCACCGTGTCAAGGGACAGTTCGATGCCGCCTATGCTTTTAAGTTTCGCGACGGTTACGCCATCCCATGTAAAGGTTGTGCCATATCCTAATTTTGGCATATTTGAGTCTCCCTTCTATTCGTAGTTAATCTGGAATTCCAGACTTTCTGTGTAAATCTTGATGTTGTCGATTCTTTGCAAGTTGGTGATTTCGTTCTGCAATTGAATATATTGTATATGCCCTTCATGCCAGCTAAAGCTGTCGTCCCACGTATCTTTGTCTCGCCATTCTCCGGCAAGGATGCCGAAGTCTCCGACGTAATCCGAAAGTGATGTTTTAAGTTGCTTTGCTACGTTCCGGGCTTCCGCTTTGGTAAAAGCGAATACAGTAAACTGGAATATGGGACGCTCAAGCGTGGACTGCCCGGAAAGCAGGTGGTCTTTGACATCAGATATTTTTATATACGATACTGCCGGAAGCGTATCAAGCTGCGGGATCTCTTCGGGGAAAAGTCTATTGCCTATCAGGGCGGTTAAAGCGTCCTGCGAAAGTAAATAGGTTGTGAAAGCTTCTTCTATTTCCAATCAGACCACCTCCTTCCCGGATATCAGCAACTCAGATCTATCAACTTCCGCGATGCTCAGGATGTGGAAATACCGGTTGCCCCACTTTATACGCATGGTCGGTTTCATCCCGGTGCGGCGGCGGATACGGAATACTGCAGAGGTTTCTGCGTTCAACTTTTGAGCCGCGTAGAATTCTCTGCCGCCGGACATAATGACATTAGCCCACACTGTGACGACGTCGGAGTATACTATAATCGGCTCGTTGTAGCCGTTGTAGGTTTTTGTTTCGGCCTGGAGGGTGATTCGTTCGGTAAGTTCTCCTGCGTTAATCATTAGAACCACTTCCTTGTTATTACAGATTCAAGTGTTGCGCCTTCTTCAAGGATAAGCACTTGGCCTGTTCCAAATCTGCTTTCCAAGTTAGCCATTAACTGAGAAGATGTTTCTTTGGATAATTTGCCTGGAATTGCAAAAATAGCAATGTCTTTTTTACCAAATTTTATAATCTGAGTAGGTTTCATGTTTCACCTCCTGTAACATTTTTAAAACCAGCGAATACGATATGGCGCATAGAGCGCTTTAACCGTGTTCATTGCCGCGTCCGGGATTTCCGCGTCCCGGTATTTGTACAAGAGCCCGATGTGGACAAGCATACCTGCCCACAGTGCTTTAGGCAGCGGGTTCGACGCATAGTACCCGGTGATGTACTGTATGCGGATTGGATTGACGGGATATGCCACAAAAGATGGCCATGATTCGCCGTATGGCAGGACTACCCGCCCCGGCTCACGATCTGAGTCAACAATGTAATCCGTGGTAACCGCCATGGTGGTTTCGGTGCCAGCTGAATCTTTGTACTTGATGCTGCTGACAGATTGCAGCGGAGGCATATCAAGCTCGATGTTGTCTCCACAAGGGAAGCCATCCATGAGCTGCTCCAGCGTCTGTGTCGCCATTGCCCGGCCCGTATATGCCTCTGCGTATTCCCGGGCAGCTGTAATCCATGCCTCGATTTGTGTATCCTCTACCGCGCTGCCGGTATAAACCAGCACATCCGCGCCAAACTCGCACGCTGCTACGGCCACTGTGGCCACAACCCGTATATACTGCTTGCTGCCGGTGTACTGCTTCTCCTGTACCGCGTTGTCGTTTAATGTGGTGACCTGTGTAAAGGCTCCGCCTGACCAATCGGTATAAGTGGTGCCGTCGTCTGACTCCTGTATTTTAGCGTCCACGGTGCCGCCTGCTCCGTTTGTGCCGGAGTTGAGGTTGACAATAGCGGTTTTCCCTAGTACGTCCACGGCTGAGCCGACGAGGGTGTATGATGCCGCGATGGCGTGACTGCCGGGCGCGATGCTCTGGGATGTGGACACGTTATCGGAGGCTGATGCAGAATCAAGGCGTAGATGGTTTTTCGCCTCTGCAAGGGTGACGGGTTCTGTTGCTATAGGGGTAATGACCTTATACATTGTCATCACCTCACATACAATATTACAGTACCCTTATTGCTGTCTCCCGCGCCCTCGATGCAGAGAGTCAGTTTGTCGTTTGCCACTACACCAAGAGATGATGCTGCGACCTGCTCGGTGTTGGATGTGTGCCTGTCCTTGCCTCCAGCCATGAGCGCATCGGTGCTGTCCTCGTCATAGACGTATACGTCATAATTGGAGTCCGGTGCGTCAGTGCTGCCTCCCGGTATGGTGACAAGGCGCACAAGTTCACCGTTGTATGTTTTGGTGGTTGTGGCGTTGGCTGTGGTTGTGGCTACTTCGCCATCAGTGTGCGCTGTCCACTGCCATTTTATTTTTTTTATTACGCCGAAGGTTTCTTCAGTAAGTGTTACGGATGCAGCCATTATGTCACCTTCTTTCTCTTGGGTTTTTCCGCTGTTTTTTCTGCGGTTTCTATTGCTTTCCCGGCGCTTACCAGGGCGGAGGCAAATTTTTCTGATAGGTCTTTGGGAGTTTCATACTTCTTGCCCTGCTCAAGCTCGATTACTCCGGAGCGCCAGAAGTTTTTTAACATTGTAATTTTCATAGGGTTTCACACTCCTTAAAGGGGCGTTGCTGCCCCTCTGTTATGCTGTTGCTACTACTGCACCAGTGGCTGATAGAGCTGTCCAGATGCAGTAGAAGTTGATTACACCTGAGTCAACCTTCTTTTCGCTCTGGATGTCAAGCGTGATGTCCACACCGTTGGCGATTATGAATTCCTTCAGCACGGTGATTGCTTCGACTGACTTGTCCGGGCTGGCATCGTGCCAAATGTCGCCTGCCTCCAACGTAGTACAATCCGTATCGGCTATTATCGGCTCTGCTCCGGCATCCACACCGATGTTACACCCGCCAGAGCTTTCCACATTGGTGGTGCATACTGCCGCAAGGCGCACAATTACATCACCGGTGACGGTAAAAAGTGAAATGTCCGTGGTGTCATCGGAAAAGGTTACGGTCTTCCGGGCAATACCGGAGCCGATGCCGCCGCCTGCTTTGATTTCCGCTGTTTCCGCTTTGATTGCCGCAATGTCAGTGGATATGGACGCTCCCACAGAGGCGCCGAGTTCGCTCTGAAGGTATTCCAGCCTCTCAAGGATGGACCCGTCGGCATTGGCTGCGACATTGGTTGTTGCAATGATGTTGTCATTGTCGTCTCTTCCGATGGCGACAACGGATTCATGAAGAATCAGGCAAATGTCGCTTGCTCCGATGGCAGCTCCAAAAGCGTCACAGGTGAATGTTCCGGTTGCAGTTGCGTAGTCGGTGATTTTTCTGATCTGCTTTTCTGGCGCATTGCCGGCTGAATCAGCGTTTTTCAGGATTTGCATGTAATACTTATCGTTGAAAAAGTCGTCGCCGTAGCCTGCTAAAGCGGCGATTACAACTTCCGTTGTGCTGTCGGTGCCGGAGGGCGCGATTCCCCAGCCAAAGCAGCCAGGCAGCGCGGTTGAGATTGCTGCAACCTGCTGCTGAATGTACTCCTGCCGCTCAATCATTGAGCCGTCTGCATTGGCGGTGACGGCCGCAGAGCTGAAAAGATTATCGGCGGTATTTACGCCGAGGATATTATCGGGATGATCTCTGTACATGGTATTTTCTCCTTTTCGATAATTTTTTAAGGGGGCATATAGCCCCCGGTTGTTAAGCTATTTCTGTTGGTTGATCTTTGCCCTGGTAGGCGTATCCGGTAAGGATACATACGGCAGAAACGTAGGTCGTGGTGTCCAGACCCGAAAGCTTCAGCTGAATGTTGGGATATTCTTCGGTCAGATCCTCTGCGTCGATTTCAAACACATAAAAGATGTTGTTTGTTGTCGTGGTTGTAACACCATCAGCCGCAGTTACCGCTGTTCTGTCGCCCAGTTGATCACTGTTCGTGGTTTCCTCTTTGTAAACTACACAAGCAATCGCGGCGTCGCCATCATCGAAAGCATCTGCTTCATAGACTTTTGCGACAAAATCGCCCGCCTGAGCGCCGACCGTTAATATGATCGTTGCGTGGGAAGCGTTTTTCATCGACACGATATCACTGTCGATTGTCGCCCCGCTGGAACCTTGTGGGTAAATTATAGGAACTATATGGGCCTGTTCGGCCAGTACCATTCTAGACATGGTTTTTTTACCTCCTGTTATTTTTTTAGATTATGAACGTGTTGCGAGAGTAACGAACGGGGACAAAGTGTTGTCCGAGCCCTTATAAGGTGTCAGGACAGTTTTCCACTTTGGCTTACCGTTAACTCTCATGGAGAATTTCAGCGTTGTCTCATCAGTCAGGAATTTCACATGGATGGATGAAGCGGATTTCAGACCGCGCTTTCTTACCAGTGCATATTCACCAAAGTTGCCGAACACAATATCGCCCGCGGTGCCGAGGGTCTGGCACTGCTCAACCGGAACAAGCGGTCTGCCGAACAGTGTGGAGTAAGGCGAGCCGGAGAGACCGTTTGCCGGCATGAATACAGGAACGCCACCGGTGCCGACGTTAAGCGTCATGGCGAAAAGCTGAGGTTCCACGTCCTGATTGTGGTACCAGGCCGCTCCGCCTCTTGCGCGTCCCCAGCAGCGGGTATACATCTTCATGATGTTGTCGGAGTAAACAGTTTTTGCTGCCTGCCCGGTTTCTTTTGCCACAGATACGGTAGCCGCATGGCCGATAACACCGGAGCACTGTATGCCGCCGGGGCCGTTCAGGATTTCGTCCTGGAGTTTGAACAGGAATTCCTCAGGCATGAGTTCCATAACGAGCGACTCGATGGCCGGAGCGTCCTCCATCATCCTGTCGGTGAGATAGACAAGAGCTTTCATGTCCGTGAGACGGCATTCCCACAGGCCGGTTGCGATTTTTGAACTGGTCGGTGTGTTAACTTCGCCTTCGCGGTAAGCTCTGAGCCCGCCGAAGCGGCTGCCGGCAGCCCTGCTGTTTTCCTCAAGATAGGGAATTTCGAAGCTGTCGGAGTACTGGCCGACCTCGAAAACGGAGCATTTTGATACGATTTCGCCGCCCTCAAAGATCTTTTTCATGATCTCGTTGGAGCGGGTGGCACCGATAAGGAAGCCCCCATCCACAGGTACGGTTGCTGATGCTCCCGCGGCTGCGTTTTTGACGGATTGCACCTTTGCGAGTATGTCCGCTGCGTTGCGGATCTTGCCGGGCGACTGCAAAGCGATGGCAGCCTGGCAGAGTTCGCCGAGACTCAATGATTCTTCTTCCGCTTTGGCCATGCCGTCAAAGTTGGCGGGCATGTAGGTGTCGTCCAGGCTGGAAACACGGTCGTTAAACTTCTGCTGTCTCTCGACCTGGTCCTCGATTTCGCCGATGGCTTTGTCGAGATTGTCCCATGTGGACTTTTCGTCCACCGTCATGTTGCGGTTTTCAGCCTTCATGGCCGTGAGTATGTCTTCCTGCTGCTTAATCAGTGCAGCTCTTTTTTGCAATAATTCCTGCATGCTATTTTACCTCCTGATATTTGGATTTTTTGGTTTGTAAAGCGTTTTCCAATAAAAAAAGCTGGTCTTTATCCAGCTCATTGGGGTTGTTTTGGGGTGTTGTTTTGGGTGGTTTCGTGCCCGATACTATCAATTTTGGCGGGTTCCGGTACCGGGAGAGATCCATTTTTACACCGTTCATCGTTAAGATTCCGGCATCCAGGCAGGCCGCGACCTGCTTTTCTTCCTTAATCTCGTCCGCAAATCCCAGGTCTTTTGCTTCTTTTGCCGTCAGCCAAGTCTCAGCGTCCATGATTTCGATGATTTTTTCATCAGAAAGCCCGGATTTGCTCTGGTAATTCGCAATGCTGCTCTTCCTGATGTTGTCCAAGTCATCGGCCATCTTGCGGAAGTCGTTGGCATTACCGGCGGCTATTATCCATGGATTATGGATCATCATCATTGCATTTTCTGGCATATAAATGGTATCTCCGACCATGGCGAAATCACTAGCGGCACTGGCGGCAAGCCCGTCGATGTGGACATTCTTTTTTGCCTTGTGCCGTTTCACCATGTTATACATGGCGTGGGCTGCAAAGGGATCCCCACCGTCGGAATTGATGTAGATGTTTAAAACATCAATGTCGCCAAGAGCATCCAATTCCTTTTTAAACGATTGCGGTGTCACCTCATCTCCCCACCAGGTAGAGCTTTCAATAATTCCGTATAACAGCAGTTCGCCGACCTTTGAATCACCCTGATTCCGAAACTGCCAGAATTTATTCTTTGGCATTGCCATCACCTCCTTTAGGTTGTTCAAATTGCTGCCCTTCGACCGGTTCCTGCGAGTTGACTATCTTGATATTTCTCATGTTGCCATTGACAATCAGCTGGTCTGCTTCGGGTTCTTCGCGCGGGTTCATATCGTCCATGGCTCTCCACTCGTTGCCTGTGATTATGCCGTCCTGCCGGCGCAAATGGTTGACGTCCGCTCTGGTCTTACTGTCACCGCGGAGCAACTCTTCCATGTTGAAGCGCACAAACAAACCCTCCATGCGTTCGCGGCGGGTTAGCAGGCGTGTTGTAATGCTTTGCTCCCACCTGACCACCCAAGGCATGATAGTGTGTTTGACATAGTCCAGTTCTTGCTGCTCATTGTTATTGTAGGTGCCGCCCTTGGAGTAGTCCTGTATCATTTTCAGCGGCATGCGATAAATCATGGCAATCTGTCTATCTTGAAACTCACGTGTTGCAAGGAATTCCGCATCGGCCAGAGGCATATCAAGCCGTTTATACTCCGCGCCCTCCTCAAGAATCATTACTTTATGCGCTTTGCCGATGCCCTCATACTTCTCTTTGAGCTCTTTTCGCATGGACTCTTTGTCCTTGATGGCATTCGGGAATGTGATAAAGCCTCCCGCGTTGGCGCCGTTTGAATAGAACCGCGACGCGAATTCTTCTGCGGCCATGCCGAGGCCGATGGCCTCACGCGACATCGATATGGGAGAGTAGCCCACAATGCCGTCGAAGCCAAGGCCGGGAACGTGAAATACTTCGTCAAACTTAAAAACGATTTCTTTCCCGCGGTCGTCGAAGTGGTATTCAATCAATCCATCGGAGTTGCGCTTTGGCTCTATGTTGACCCAGTTTAAGAGCTTCAGTCCGTTCGTTCTGCCTCTACCGTCCCAGCTTTTGTATGCGTAAGCATTGCCTGAGCTCAGGATGTGGCTTTGCATGGTTTCGTCAAATATCATGCTGTGCTGCTCCGGGTTCGGCTGATACATCAGGACGTCATAAAGCGGGTGGTCGTATGCGGGGTCGCTGCCTTTGGAATGGTCGCGAGGATTTCTCCACCGCCGCAGCTCCGTCGGGATCATGCCCATGTCCTCAGATATGATCCGGATGCAGGCATATACTGCATTGAAGCGCATGGCCGTGTCTTCGTTGACTATCACACCGGTTTTAGCCGGTTCGCCGCCGTAAAAGTGGCGGGCGAAGTCGTTTTCGAAGTCTGTGAGCGTATATGCCCGGTTCCGGACGATTAAATTTTGTATTAAACCCATTTATTTGACCCTCCTTTTCGGATAGCCAAACAAAAACAGGCATACTCCGCAAATTATGAACATGGCCGGCGGGTAAATCAGGTAAAGCCCATATCCGAACATGAAAAAACCCGCCAGCATAGCGAGTTCGGATAGCAAATCATATGTGGTATCACGGCTGGGCAGCCGTATTTTAGGCAGCTTTAAATTGATTTTCATAGGCATACCTCCTAAAAGCACAGTATTTTTTCGCCCTCGGGGCGGGTGTCGTAGATGGAAGTTGTGTTAGTAGCACCCGACGCAATTGCATCTTTCCTTGCCGTCCATGACAGTATAGAAGCCATGGCAAGGTCAATTTTATGAGGCGAATCTTTTCTTTCTTTGCGGATAAGCCACAATGCCTTGCCTGTTTCTTCGTCCTTTTGTGGCAATTCATGCCTGTATGAGTTCCCAAGGTGGCGTATTAAATCCGTATTTCCATCATGTGTAATGTCACCGCTGGTTATTGCTGTATCGTAGCTTTCAAGCGCATACGACATGGCTTTTCTACGATTGGTCCACCACTCAATAACTCTGTCATTTCCGAATTCACCAGCCCACTTTGCTATCCATGATTGCCAATACGGAGGATCCGCGTACATTCGCCATACGTTATAACGTTGGAAGGCGGCTTGTACTGCATCGTCGACCTCTTCAGCTGGAACTTGCCAATTTTCCGCGCCGTATGGGCATTCCCACACGCCGAGTACCCATTGGTAGCCGCTTTCAACATGAGTGGCAACCAGTCCCGTTGAGTCGTGGAACTGTGCGCCGTCAAAGCCTAACGTTATTAAATCGCCATCTTTAACCGGGCTTTGTTCGACAATTAATTCCTTCCATCTCCCAACATTAAAAGCCTTCTGACTGGACTTTACCAGACGGTTACACCAGACGCGCTCCCAATAGGCGCGGTCTGTGGTCGGGTCACGCCAGAGTTCCACGATTGAGTCAATGTCGCGCCAGGAAGCGGCGGGACCGGAGGCTTCTATTACAGCCGCCCTTGCCCCTTCTTCGGTTTCCAAGTCGTGTTCGTCTGATGCTTGCCTGTGGAAATAAAAAAGGCGGGAGTCTTTTGTCCTGCCTTCTTTAATGGTTCTTGCATAATCCATGGTGGACTCTGCTACAGAACCGGCCCCAAGCTCCGGGGCCGTTGTGACCTCCAGTGCCCAAGCATCAGATAGTTTTCTTTTGGGCAGGTTCGCCATCATGGTTTGGTGGGCCTTGATGAGTTTTGGGCTTGTCCACCAGTGAGTTTCGTCAGCCACCTGAAATGTCGTTCTTGCGCCGTCCCTTGCGCTGGGGCTGGAAGAAAGAGACACGGCTTTTCCATCCCCATTGCGGCGCATGATCCGCTCAATGCCAATGTCAAAATCATCCCGGATCGGGCTTTCTTCAAGGATTGCCTTTAACGCCCCGTAAGCCAATTCGTCAGATTGTTCTTCGGTATATGCCACTAATGGTATGTATGGATCTGTTACCGGCCCGCCTATTGGATTGCCTTTTTTATCAAATCCCACACACCGGACAGGAGCCTCGGGGTGAAGCTCACATGCTGCAATCCATGCCGCAAATTCTGTTTTTGCAAGTCCTTTTGCAAGGCTGATACCCACGCGTTTGAAGCGGCGGCGGCCTGCAAGTGCATGTCCTTGTGGGTACACCTCATACATTCGCCAGATTAGCGCCCGCTTTTCGTCGTCAATTACCGCGGGCTGCCCGCGCAGGTCACCGGGGCCAAATACTAAATTCTCCTCTATAAAATCACAAACTAAAGGCCCTAGTGTTGGCCAAGGCTCTTTGTCAAACGGAACCATTAAAACACTCATTCAACCACCCCTAATATTCCCCTTGGGTCGGCTTTGTGCGGATGGGTATTTTGTTGAGGTGGTTTTCGCTTCTTCTCAGCTTCCTCGCCACGCATAACTTCCCACTGTAAGCGGCTGCGATCAATAGGAGATAAGCCGAATCGTGCTTCTTGAAGCCTAACTTCCCCCAGCAGTTCCTTTGCGTTTTTTGCTGCAGGGTTTTGATAGTAGTTGTCAATCAGGATCGCGAGTCTTGCAAGCCCATCTATATCTGTGGGCAGGTATTCCCCGGCCATTGGAGATTCCCATACTCGCCTCCACCATTTTCTTGTCAGCTTGTGGAATTTACGCTTATCTGGATTCTGAAGCGACGGAACTTTCTTTTTGGTGTCTGATGTGTTTTCAGGGGACGGCAAGGTTACCGCTCCTGCTTTTTTATTTCGGCGCTGTCTTAAATTTGCTGGCTTTGGCGCTGGTCCTGGCATAACCTTACCTCCCTTCAAAAAAACTTCCCTATCTCGTACAGAGAAAAAGCGTAC